CGGCCGTAAAACGAGAAGCTACCAGCAGCAATGATATTGCCAACCGGGTTTACAACGGTGTGCACTGGACCGCTAAACTAGCCGGGGCTATCCATCAGGGTCAGATTTCGGGAGTGCTTGAGTATTAGTGCGCATTGCCGCTTATTGAGAGGCAAAAACACTCTGTAAAAGGAGTGTTTTTTTATTTGAATGGAGGTGAACTAAATGAGAACTTACGATCCTAAAGATGTAAATGTAATAGTCGGTGGCGTGGCTCTGACCGGCTTTGCCGAGGACACCTTTGTCCAGGCTGAACGCATGGAGGATTCTTTTACAGAGTACGTGGGCGCTAAAGGCGAGGTAGCCATGGCTGAATCCAATAACAAAACCGGAGAGATAACTGTAACTCTGGAGGCCACCAGCCCCAGCGTAGAATATTTGAACGGGTTGGCGAATAAAAAGGGGCAGAATGCAATATTCCCTGTTTCCGTAGTGGACCTGAATGATGACAGCCGGGTGGTAATCTCCGGCGCGGAGGCGAGGGTAAGAAAGCCCGCTAGTCATGAGTATGGAAAAGAGATTGGTGAGCGGGAGTTCGTAATCTTTGTAAGTGAAATGGAATACAGATAGGGGCGCAAAAGCACTCCTTAACTATTTTAGGAGGTATTTGATTATGAGACAAACTGAAGTTAAAGTGAAAGGCAAAGCCTACAAACTGCAGAGCATTCCTTTTAAGTCTTATATGGATATCACAGACAAACATACCGATAAGAACGGGAATCTAAAGAAATCCGGATATATTGAAGATTTGTTAAAACATTGTGTCATTGAGCCGAAGGTGACCATGTCCGCTTTTGATGATGACTTTGGCGCCGCGATGGAACTTACCAACAAAATAGAATCCTTTCTTACAGGCGTCGAGAACGCCGAGACAATACCGGGAGAGAGCGCAGAATAACTGGGTATTCTGGCGTTTAGTGCTGGACGGGAATATAGGCTATTCAGAGGCGCTGCAGATGGATGCCGATGAAATATCGGAGGCCAATGCAGCGCTTGATATTTTCGTCGAGCAGATTAAAAAACAGACTAAGAAAGGAGGCGCCAAGTAAATGTCATTGCGTGATCTGGTCATGTCCGTAGGCTTCAGTGGCTCTAAAGCTATGAAGGGGCTTAAAGACGTTGACAAAGCTGCCGATAAGACGGAGAAGGGTTTTCTTAGTCTTGGCAAACAAGCCCAGGAAACCGGTAAGGGCGTAGGGAAAATTGGTCAAGATGCCGGCATTGCAGAACGAGGATTGAAAAACCTTGGCCGCGGACTTGATGCCGCAAAGCAGAAAACCAAAGAGCTTGGCGCGGAAGCTAAAAAGGTCGGTCAGCAGATGCGGACCGAGTTTAAAAGCGCCATGGAAGATGCTGCGCCTAAAAATATGTATGAAGGATCTCGTAATCTCGGAGCTACAGCTACAGCAGGAGGGATCGCTGGAGCTGCAGTTATTGGTGCAGGTGCTAATGCTGCAATAGATTTTGAAAGTGATTTTACCGGAGTGCGTAAAACCATTGATGCTACAGAAAAGGAATACGCTGGTATGCGCAAACAAATCCGCGCTATGACCAAAGAAATTCCTGCAACTCATGAAGAAATAGCTGGGGTTGCTGAAGCGGCCGGCCAATTAGGGATATCAAAAAAAGGTTTAATGGGCTTCACTAAAACCATGGTTAATTTAGGAGAGGCCACGAATCTAACATCTGATGAAGCCGCGGACTCACTGGCCAGGTTCGCCAATATTACTCGAATGTCTGAAAAAGATTATGGTCGGCTGGGTAGCACAGTTGTAGATCTGGGTAATAAGCTGGCAACAACCGAACGGGAAATAGTAGACATGAGTATGAGACTTGCCGGCGCAGGTGCGCAAGTGGGTATGTCAGAGCATGACATCATGGCATTTTCCGGTGCGCTCTCTTCTGTAGGCATCGAAGCTGAGGCTGGCGGCACAGCCTTTTCAACCGTCATGATCGACATGGCGAGCCAGGTTGCCACCAACGGTAAAAAGCTGGGACAATTTGCAAAAGTCGCGGGAATGTCGGCAGCACAATTTAAGGCCGCATTTAAAAAAGATGCCGCGGGAGCGATAATCACATTTGTTGAGGGCCTTGACAGGATTTCCAAGTCTGGGGGCAACGTATTCGGTGTTCTCGGTGACTTAGAATATACGGACATTCGATTACGGGATGCTTTATTGCGCGCAGCCGGTGCCGGAGACTTATTCCGGCGTAGTATGGATATAGGTTCGGAGGCTTGGGCTAAAAACACAGCTTTATCTAAAGAGGCAGAAGAACGTTATAAGACAACTGAATCCAGGCTTACGATTATGAAGAATAATATTCGTGATTTGGGAATCACTTTAGGCGATATGCTTTTACCCTATATTAATGGCTTTGCGAATGGAGTTGGCAAGGTCACTAATGCTTTAAATAAAATGCCGCCTGGCATGAAAAATTTTGGCGCTGGGGCCTTGATAGTTGGTACTGGGCTCTTACTTATAATGGGACCAATTCTCCTGCTAATTGGATTTTTGCCCAATCTCGCGGCAGGATTCGGGATGCTAGGTAAGATAAGCCTAGCGGCGCTTGGCCCGATAGCACTTGCAATCTTAGGTATTGTTGCTGCAGGATACCTACTGTATCAAAACTGGGATAAAATCAAGGCTTTTGGACTTACAATGTGGTCTGCATTTAAGGGAGAGATTGGATCGTTTATTCCCTATATCCAAAATGTGTTTAATACCGTAAAGGTAATTCTTCAGGCAGGGTTCACTATAATTAAGGGCATAATTGAAATTGCTTTAATTCCTATAAAAACTACATTCATTTTTGCATGGGAAATTATAAAAAATACTGTGATTACAGCCGTGCAAGCAATAGGTGGTGCACTAGGAGGTCTATTCCAGACCTTAAGTGGTATTATAAATTTTGTTGTTGGGGTGTTTACCGGCAATTGGGGTCAAGCATGGCAAGGCGTCAAAGATATATTTGGGGGGATATTTAACGGCATCAAGGCAATTGCTAAAGGTGCCATGAACGGTGTAATTGGTATTATAAATGCCGGTATTTCTGGCATCAACACTATGAAGGCTCCAGACTGGGTACCGGGTATTGGTGGTAAAAGCCCCAAAATACCTAAAATACCCAAGCTTGCAAAGGGCACTAATTCTTTTGGTGGCGGACTGGCGATGGTTGGTGAGCGAGGGCCTGAGTTGGTACACCTTCCCCGTGGCAGCCAGGTAACGCCTCATAACGAGAGCGCCCGCATGCTGCGAAGTGCTTATACTGGGAGC